AGCTATATAAACTTCTATTAGTATTTTAGTATACTAAAATACTAATAGAGATATACAGGTAAGTATATACGCATACGCGTGCGTATTATCCTTCCACCTTGATTACCTTTAAATTTTCTTTCTGATAATACGTTTTTCTATGATTGCCATGCCTCTTAAGGTAATGACCAGGGAATTGAAGGTCATCAAGATATGCCTTCTTCTTATTCATGTGAGTTCTTGCAAGACGTCCCAATATCTGTATCGATTTTTCATTAGAATCCATTGATGCAGTATTCTGAAGATATTTCAATTCAGGGAAATTTTGACCTCTAGAAATGATTGTAGTAGCAATTAGCACATCAATTCTCCCTTCCCTGAAATCTTGTAGAATTTTATCACGCCCTTTTGTCTTATGATGTACATATTGTATACTGTAATCATTTCCAAGATGTTTAACGTAATACTTGTAAAGATTTTCACAATGGTCAATGAACTTACATACAATAAGAGCTGGCAATCTTTTTCTCTTCAGATGGTATCTTGTACGATCAAGAGAAAACTTCCAAGCTTCTTTGTTATCACATATCACTTCTTTGTATTCTGTTGGATAGTCAACTTCTTTAGAATACTTAAAGGGAGCATATACTAGTTTACAGGTAATTGGAGTAGAATATCCTTTCTCTATCATATCAACCAGTTTTACTTGGTTAACTTTATCACCAATGAAAGACATGATATTTAGGTTATGTATCAATTTCTTCTTCTGATCACTCATATAAATTGTACCACTCAATCCAATTCGTATTCTAGAGTTGTATAAGTGCTGTATTACGGTTTTATAGGTTTTGTTATCTATGACATCAGCCTCATCTATTAATACCATATCAATTTCTGATAGGAATCTTTGGTACCGTTTTATGTTAGACGATAATGACTGTACCATGCACACATTGAAGTTACCCCAATCATTACATTTACTACCTTGGATAAATGCAATCTTTTCACCTGGTAACAACTCTGGAATCTCCTTTTTGAATTGCTTAAACAAATCTACACTGTTTAATAACAACACAGTTTTCAATTTCCTATTGAAGGCTTGATGTAACCCACAGAATATAAGTGTCTTACCAAAATTTACAGCCAGGTCTGATGCACAAATCAGGAAAGGAGTATCCCCTACACGATTATTTAGTATCTTTTCTAGAGCTTCTTTTTGTACTTCCCGTAGATTTTTATCTCCCAGTACATCTGGAATTACTGGTTTAATTCCTAACGGGGGTCTATTATCTATAATTTTTACTTTTTGTCCCATTTTACAGCATTCATTATAAACCTTATTCAGTAGGCCTATCTTGAATTGACCATAATCTGAGATATATTTTACATACCCATCCCAATTCTTTGCCCTGCTATACATCAATATATGCCAGGCATCCGGATGCTTGATCCTGAAAGCCTCATATAATTTATTTGTGAATTTAGCTGGGCCAGAAATCTCACAAACATTACAGTTCTTGATAGTTATAGTTATCATATTCTTATATCAAATACCCAACAAATAATACCTAATATTAAACCAATTACTATTGCCACGGTGTATAGCACTAATAATGGTTTAGCTGCTTCTACCATTGGATCATATCTTTTCATATCCTATCTTTTAAAGGCATCCCAATCCACATGTTCGGATTTGGGTCGGGATACAATGTTAAATTTAGCCATATAATTAATTACTCTTTGACGAGCCTTATCATTTGACAGATCTTCTATCTTAGGTATACCATTACAGAATTCAAGAGCATAGAATTGGGCTTGAACAAAAGTTTCATAGTCAACTCCTATTTCATCTGCAAGTTTTCTTGCTCTTACAAACCATACATATTCTTGCGGATTCTTATCATAAGTATTGTTGATACCTATTCTGTCAAGGATTTCCTTTGTATAGTTCTCATATACCTCTCTAGTATATTCTGGATATTTATCTTCTTTAACTTCTATCTCTGAATCATATATCTCAATTATCCAATTAACTCTTTGATGTAACCAATTAGCACAGAAGTTATAATTAACCCTCTTTGCCTGAGCCATAAGTTTAAGGCCAGTAGTTACAAATTCAATATAACCATGGCGAGGTTCAAATCCATACTTTTGACAGAATTCATTTACAACAGGTACCAACTCTTTTATTGATGCCCATTGTAAATCTGTTTGCTTTATTTTGGTTACTCCTATATGTTTTAGTTGTATTCTAGTAGAGTATATAATATCGGCTAATAAATTAGCATCTCCTATACTACTTGAAGTTCTACTGATAGCCTTTTTTCTTACTGGTTTATTATCCCCAATTACTGATCTATGATCTAAAGAGTATTGCCTGGCTCTTGTAAAAAATTTATCCACAAATTCCTCAGATACTTTATCCCCAATCTCATTCCATAATTTACGGAATAAAGATTTGGATATATGGATTGACGGTTCTCTCTTTACCTTATTCATAACTCTTATATACTACTCTTGCCTTAGCTTTTAACTTATCATTTCTTTCACAGTATTCAGTGTAACTTTTATTCATCTCAACCCGTATAATTTCTGAATTATCTTCATACCATATATGATAAATTGAATCTTCAAATCCTGATGGTACTGAATATTTGACCTTCCTCCAAATAGGGATAATACCCAACAGATAGTTAGTTACCATCTTACAATAATATAGGTCACATGAGGCATCGTAATAAATCTTATACTTGTTATATTTGTTATTATGAATAAGGCTATTTGAAGAGTCGGTTATATTTCATAACCAAGTAGTTACAATAAGTGTAATAAATGAAAGTAATACCACTGATATAACCCAAATTAAAAGTGCCATAATTTATAATTTTAGTTCTGATTTTATAGTTAAAAGTTCTTGATAAGTCTGATATGTCGTCTTTCGTACATATTCTAAAGTCTTTCTCTTACCCAAAGAATTCACATCTTCATTATCAGGTAGAAATACCACCTTTACCTTTTTAAAGGGTACTAATTTGAAAGCCAGGTCTAATGCCTTATCCTTAGCATCTGGGTCAATTAATATAATAAACTTTTCTACTGGGCTTTTAATAAATCTATTCACCTGATATCTTGAAATGGCCTTGCCTCCCGTTGCAATCCCATTTTCTCCGATAGTCTCTGCATTAATTGCACCCTCACAAATATAAACGGTTTTGTATATTTCTAGAGCATCTGCATTATAAATAATAAAACTCTTTCCTAAACCCGTTACATCTACTTCTGGATTATTATATTTGGGTCCAGCGCCCATATATAATCTGGCATTGAAATAAGTTAATTGCCCATGCTCCGTAAATGGGATAATTATATAACCCAGATACTTACCTTCATTGCAATATCCCCATCCCTTACTAGCCAATTCGTCTATATTAAATCCTCTTCTCTTTAAGTAATTCCTGGCGGATTTAGCTAATATAGAAGTACCCATAGATATATTTTTGAATCCTTCTGGGAGAAAAAATTCTTTCTTACCTTTTAATTCAACCTTCTCTTCTTTGAATACATATCCAGAATAATTACCAGATTCAAGTATATGTAATACTTCCTGAAAACTATCTGTATCCTCTAGATACATAATTAATCCGATGGGAGAAGGGTGTTCTCCGCATCTGAAACAATTACACCTATTGCTTGAAAGGTTGATACCAAACTTCTTTTCTCTACCACAGTATGGACAATCTGACTTCATCCATGAGTGTCTGTAATCAAAAGCCCCTATCTTTCTTATAAAGTATTGATGGAGCCTGCCCTTGAGATTATTATTAAGCTTCATAATAACCAGTCTTTATTTTATGTATATACCTGTTCATACTACGTTGTGATATTCCCCAGGTTTTAACTAAAGCCCTTAATTTGGTTTTATCATCTATATATTTTAGTAAAGTCTGATACCTAACTTTAGTGAGTATTGAACGAGGATTCCTGAAGCATTTGGGTTGTTTGATACCCTGACGGTGTTGACCTTTTGTACTTCTACCATCCATAACCATTTGTTGAGAATTTTCTTTATAGGTACCCCAATATAAGTTCTCAACCCAGTCGTTGGATTTATTATTATTATCTTTATGACATACACAAGGTTTGTTTTCTGGATTAGGTATATAAGCTAAAGCCACTAATCTGTATACTTTCAGATTATACCTTTTACCATTCGAGTATAGGTGAACTATATTTCTACCTGTACGATAGTGAGGATGTATAGTTACTTCACGATTACGCCTTATATTATATACCTTTCCATCTTTAGTTACATGGTATAAAGGAAAACCTTTGATATTGCTGTTAAGTTTCATATAAGTAAACAAAAATACCCGACCATGTTATCCATAGCCGGGTGATTATTACTTAATTAGTAATTTCTTACAGAACTCTGGTACTAAGTAATACATAATATAACCTCTCCTTATTTTATATAGTTCCATTTGAGCTTCGTCTAATCTAAAAAAATTAGTAGGAAATGGAATACAGTATTCATCTTGGCTTTGATTATAATCTGCTTTCCTTACAAATGTACTACCATTGGGAATACACATCTTAAATGTGATAGAAGCTTTTGGATGATTTATATGAACCCATGGTTTAGTAAAATATCCAAGGGCATTGTCCTCATTTATTGGGCATACTACCTCGTATCTATTACCAGCTTGTCTTCTTAAGCATATCTCTTTAGAAGCTCTCCTACGGAATATCTTTAGCAATCTGATATCCATGATTACATATGTTCTACAGTATGAAACTCATTGAGATGAAGTATACTATGACATTGGGGACATACAATACTCTCTTCTCCAAAATGTCCAGAACCATAAGATAAATCTAAGAATACTTCATTTGGAACACAGGCTATTACCTTTTTACATTTGGGACAGGAAGTAACCTTTTCTCCAAACTTGGCCAAATCCATAGAATCAATAATACGTGCCATACAACTTTAATTATTAAGGTTTATAATATGTTACTAAATATCACCAGTGGTTTTACTCCTCTTTTCAGAGTTTGCATTGGGATTACTTACCTTCTTTTTCTTTTTAAGCATATCATCTACTTGTCTACCCATGGACTCATCATATTTAGCTCTGGCTTCTCTTGAGAACTCTTTCATACGTTGTCTTTCTGGATCCATGTTAAACATAACCCTACCAGTTGGAACTCCATCTCGTTGAACTACAACTTCCATTCTCATTATATTATGTTCTTCTTCATCGGATGTAGAATTTAACCCCATTACGCATTTTGCATTTCTTATGATAGAAATAGCAGAAGCAATATCATTATCCTCGTATCTTGTTTCTTGATGCTTAGCGCCTTCTCTGGTAACATGTTGGGCAGTCCATATTGCATCTAGCCCAAGTTCATCACCCATATTATCTATATCAATATATACGTTGTTAATACGTTCTACATCATCCTTATCTCTGGAAATAGAAGCTAACTTTGCAGCATAGTCAATCATGATGACATGCACCTTTATACCTTTCTCTGATTCTAACTTCCTGACTAGATTCTTGATAGTATTACAATCGGCAATGGTTGCTGGTACACGCTCAACTATAAACTCTACACCAAGACGTTTATATTTACGCATGTGTCTTTGCTCCATCTTATCATAATCACCAGTTAACATCTCTCTCTTAGTTTTGTTGAGAGTAGATTGGATCATACGATCCATTAACTGGTTCTTACCATTCTCAGTATCAATATATAATACGTTCTTCCTCATTGCCAAGTATCCCCTTGCTATATTTATAAGTGCAAAGGTCTTTCTCCGTTTGGGTCGATCAATCAACACAAATAAAGAATTCTTAGGATACCCATCCCCATTACCCAACCTATTCAATTGCCAAAATGGAGTAGGAACTACATCCGGATCAACCTTTCTCATAAGTTGACGCATTGCAGTTCCACTAACCATTAATAAAGGTTCATCCTTCTTTTGGGGTTTCGAATTTTGAAGAATCTTGGTTAACTTTAATTGGTATGTTTCGTATGAGTTATAATCTGAGAAATCCATACTCTCATTCAAAGCCTTTAATTCTATATAGGCAATGAACTTATGTATGTTTTCCAAAACTATATCTACATCCTTTAATGGCTTGTTATACAGTTCATATATTAACTTATGAATATTGGGGATATCTTCCTTTGTAACCAAATCTGTATAATCCTTGCCTTCCAATAAAGTCTTTACCTGTTCTATCATTAAAACTTCACTGGGGATTCTCTGATATTTCTTAACAAATTTGATCAAGGCTTCTACTAAGATAGAATGTTCTATCAGAGTAAAATACCCAGGCTTTATCTTTGAGATATATAAAAGAGATTCCTTGCCTTGTATCAGAAACCTTAATACTTCTAATTGAAACTCTATGGAAAAAGTGAATTTATCACATGAGTTTAACCTCTTCTTTACCTTGTTTTGTTTCATATATTATATAATATTCAGGATGTATTATCAATAGTATCTGCTAGATGATATAGTTCATGAAGCTCATCTTTGAACTAACTTCAACACAAACGGTGAAATAATTTTTATAAATTCATACAAGTTGTTACTTATTATATTATATTTGCATTGTTAAAAAATCTTTACTACTATGAAGGGCAATAACGGAAGTGAACTACATCGGTTAACAGAATTAAAACCTTATGATGAGGATTTGTTTAATAGGTTGTATAAAACCTGTAAACCATTAATCCGCAGATTAGTAAGGGGAATAGATTCTAGAAGATTTAATGTTACACCAGATATAATCAACTCTTTTTTCTGGGATAAGTTCTTGTATGTATTCAATAAATATCAAAGTGAGTATGATGAAGAAAGATTAAAGGCCACTCTTTTATCTTCCCTTCAAACTTTCAAGAGTAAGTTATTGCGTAATGCCTATACTAAACAGGCAGAGTTTAATCAGGAGTTAATTTCATTTGAAGTCCTATTTGATAATAACAAGGAATTACTTGATGACTCAGAAGAAACTCGTATCAAGGAAGAACAATCACAAAGATTCCATGAATACATGAAAGAACATCTTACACCTGATGAATATTTGGTTATGAAGATACAGCTTGAACCCCCCAAATGGTTTGAGTCAAGAATAAAGGAATCACACGGTAAGTTATCTATCCTTCACTTGATTGATTACTTTGAGTTGCCAAGAGATAAATTTGCAGTAAATATGTTTTCTCACATGAGAAAGAACATACAAAAAACTTTAGAACAAGCTGCTGTAGATCTTAGACAATAAAAAAGCCAGAGCAGGATTAAACATAATCCCACTCCGGCCCCACTTAACCAACTCAACTATGGCTTGTGTTTAATATGTATCTATACATGCGGAGTAATTGATACATCTCCAATGTTACATAAATCCCATACATCATTCAACATAAATGGGATAAATGTAGTACCAAAATAAGTACTTCTGATAGCAGAAGATGAACCACTTATAGTACTCACTACTACTTCCAAATAGAAATTATCAGATGAATCATTTCGTAAGTAAACAAAGATATGACCATTTACTTCTTGCTCTAATCCAGTCTGAGTAGTATTCACCATCAATGGCATACTTTGCAATAACAACTTCCCGCCAGATGCCTGAGCAGTTACCTTCTTATAGAAGTCGTATAGATTCTTTAATACATAAGGCTTGAAATGTAAAGCCAATTCAGAATTCAAATCTAACCTGAAAGTACCTTGTGTATATGGGGAAGAAGTGTTACTAAGGTATACATACCAAGATAAGTTTATACCTGTTGGGTACAATCTGAAAGTTATTCCACAAGTATCACTTGAAGTTAAACCTCCACTCTTCGTATCTATGAATACTCTAGTATATCTCTTATCCCTTTCTGATGATGTATCCAATACATCAGCGGTATTAGCAAACCTATTAAAGAAGTTATTTAATACCAATGCCAGATAATAACTTGGATCATCAGAGGGTTTTACTACTTTTGAACTTTTACCATTACCTACTAGGTCATAATAAGAGTCAGTCATTTGACCATTCTTATTGATTAGGCATATAATACCAGCTGATATAGAACCAGATTCTCCAGTTCCTTGAAAATCACCAGATATGCCTCCCCTAATGTCACTTGGATTAGTTAACCTAACAGTACTTAATCCAAGACTTAATCCCCATTTAGAGATAGAAGGTAAACCAGTATCTGGATCAGTACCAGATGATAATATGTCTAAGTATATGGCCTTTATATTGTTTAAATACATGGTATTACTGGTGAAGGTTTTCCCAGCTCCTTCATAGAGGCTTACTCCGAGATACACCAGCTTCTTTATAGTAATACTTACTGTACCATTACCAGTTCCTTCATCTGTAACATATATATTCAAATCATAATCGCATTCTATACCCTTACCCAGAGTATTCACCTGATTCTGAAGTATACTGTTCAATCCTTTCAGGCTATCAACATCCTCCTCTATGACTGGTATATTCTTTACTTTCTGATTAAGTGAAAGGATATCAAATGACCCGTTTGTGAAAGGACTAACTGGCCATTTACCATCATATGATACCAAAGCCATTTTATATCCGAAAGAGGCATATACATCGTTGTCTCCCCAACTTGGGTCATACCCTACAATGTATATACCAACTAAAGAATCAGTATTCCTATTTATCCAACCAGATGGTAATATAGTGCCTACAAGGGATGAGAAGTCTAAAGAGGCTACCTCTGCTGGACTATAAGTACCACCAGTACTCTTTTCTAGTGTTAACCAAGTAATACTAAAATCACTAACCCTAATGTTACTAGCATCTGCCACTGGAGTATAGGTATGGCTTACTTTCATGGCAAAAGCCACAAACCTGTTTGGATTATTTAGATCAAACCATCCACCAGTTGGCTTTACATTAGTAAAATCCAGAATAGCTGGACATATGTGTATAAGCCCATCGTTAGTTACTATGGCATTAACTACATTTCCACCATTATTTTCCCCGTCTGATAGTATGACTCTACGATTAGCTTTCTTTAATACTGGCGGAGCGGATATACCATCGCTAGATAAATTGGGATCCCATGAACCACGGATTATTACATGATCAGTAGAAGTATCTACAATATCAAATCCACATATAGGACCATTACCATGAGCAATAGCTATGGGTTCCATGGTTTCTTTGGATTCAATCAAGTCACCATATACTTGATAGAACCTCTGTTGAACTACACCGTTATTAACCACGGTTACATTATTAGCCATATCTCTACAGTTTTAATTTATCCAAGTTTTCGTCTATGAAAATGAGTGCCTTAGTTAAAGACTCAACCAATTTATGGTTTATATTATCATCCTCTAATAAAGCTACATCATCTGGATTATCCTGGAAGAGCCACTCAAGCAGTACTCCCCAGTAATTATTTCCCATTAGTACAGTAAAGTTAGCTTCCTTATCTGGATCACCATCTGATTTATCCATACGGTGTTTATATCCATCGGTAATCGGGAAGTCTTCCTGAAGCTGCTCAAATATTACTGTAGCAAATAAATCAGAACGAGTCTGGCCCTTGGTAGTATAAATTTCAAATCCCCTTGCAGTGCACCATTCATTCCCCATGCCTGCGGCATTATTATGGAGGGATAGCAGAAATTTAGTTCCCCTAAGTGGAGTATCTAGATTATTTGCAATTTCTCTTCTTCTAGATAACCCGATTTCTTTATCTGAGGTATTAGTGAATGCTACCTTGAATCCCTCCTGCTTGAGACGTTCAGCTAGCATTCCACCTACTTTACGACTCCATAAATATTCTTTATGTTTACCATCTGGTGATTGTTTTCCAGGTACATCTGACCCATGAGCAAAGTCAATGATCGGTAATAATTTTCGTTCCATGGTTATAATTTTTTAAGGTACATCAATTTCAATCCATTGAGATACATACTTACTGATTGATCCATATTTGAAATGGAGAATTGATCCTTGGGTATGTATATTTGTTCTATTACCATATCTTTTATTGCTTCATTATCTTGAAGTTCAAATATGGTCGAAAGAGATTTGCCATCACAATTAAAGTTAGACATAAGCCCACATAGTTCTGAATACTCATTGTTAACTAATATGTCTACTTTCTTTATTACTGACTCTTTATTATCTATATGATTCTCGAGTCTTATTCGTAGTATGGCATACTTAAGTATATGACCAAGGCAATTGAATTCCCTTCGTATAAGAATCTGTGCCTCAGTTACACCTATTGTAGAATCAGCAGCTCCATCGAAGAATTCTGTGACCTTACTAGAAGACTCTGATACTACAGATATCTTTTTGTTTAAGTTCCAGATGGTATACATAAACATCACTACCAATACTAGAACTAATACCATAAAGATACCGAAGATTACCTTTAATGCCCCGTAGTTAGAAGCTGCTTCCGCTAACTCTATAGATGACCTTGTTAAAGATTGAACTGCATTGTCTAATTTTTGATCTTGGGCAGCTGCAAATAATAATGAGATCAGTGGCATGTTATACGATATAAATTACTGCAGAAGTTTGTTCAAATACCACTGAACTATCATTTGGTTCAAAGTACTTTACATTTACTGGCAGATATTTGTTAACTATGTTTATCAAAGTCTCTTTTACCTTATCACTATAATCTGATGGATGCTCAGTATATATCTGTTCCTTAGCTTGCTGAATCTCTTCTTCTGTAGCATAGGGATTCATAGACTTCCATTCTTCTAAAAGTTTTTCCTGAATCTCTTGATCTTTCTTGGTCATAAAATTCCATTGACCTTTTGGTATACCGATAGTTAAAATCATAGGAACACATTCCCAACAATCTGTCTCTGTATCATAAGTAGCTGATGGAGTATCATAGTAAGAAACATTGTCATACTTTACTGACCCATCACCAGAAAATCCAGTTACAGCTTTAGTACTGCCTTCTACTTCTGTAAGGTTAAAAGTTACACCATAAAATCTACCTAAGATTTCGTAAAACTTTTTAGTTCCCCTAATCTTATACAGTGATATGGCATATCTTAGAACTAACCTGTAATCAGCAGTAGGAAAACCCCTGTCTTCTTTTATCCAATTCTCTAGATTCTCCTCTGTATAGGGTTCTCCCTTAGTTAATACTCCATAAGCATAAGGGATAAACCCAAAGTATTCCCATAGATAATTCATGAATATTGGATTGGCTTTATCCACATCCAAGCACTCCATGAAATTATCTAAATCAGGCATTACTTCAGTATCGAAATAACCTGAACATACATCTATGAACCTTTCGAATATACCTTTGCCTTCTGAATCCTGATAAGTATCATTGGCTTTATAGTAATGATCAAAAAGGTTACTGAAGATGTAATTCCTGAAGAATTCCTTAGCAGGATTAAACCACTTCATTGATTGTTAAGGTTATGTTATCTGAACTGATAACTGGTATATTATAGTTATGAGGTATAAGATCTACCAGTCTGCCATTGCTTCCCATTGGTTGGGTAGTTAACTGATATACTGTACCATTTTCATAGTTTGCATTTTCAACTGGTAAGTTGATGGTCATAGTAAACTTAGATTTGTATAAGCTTACATTTATTGGTTTACCATATTGACCAGTATATAAGGCATTACCAGATACGTTCTTATTGGTGAATATTCTATAGAAAGCATTGCCATCTTCTATTACCGTCTGAATATAGCAATTCTCATAGTCAGTCTCTGGAGTTGCAGTATTGAACGATATCATTTTGAAATATGTTATGTTCAATGCTGGTACAGATACTATCTCTTCGGTATTCTGAGAATTTATATTTATAGCTATTGGGTACGGCAATAAGTATAACTCGGTTATGGTAAGGAAGTCAACCATTGGTTGATTATCCATTAAAGCATATAAATCAGATTGCCTTACCGATTTGTTTATACCAGAACTCTGGTAGTTATAAGCATCAAGTAAAGCTTTCTTAACTTGATTGCTTATATCTATTGACTTAAATGACTTCTTACCGGTTATAGTTGCAGATAAGTATATCTTTGCTGCATGTGTAGAATATACACTTACTCTAGTAGTCAGTACTTTTGAGGATTCCATCCTCTGCTTAACATTGTTGATAAGTTCGGTACTAGCTTCTGAACCACCATCTGGGGTAATATATACTTCTACATATTTACCGCATATATAATTACAGTAGGCTTTATCTACACCGTCTATGAGCATAGCTATTGCTTCGTAATCCTCTTTTGTAATGGCTACTCCAAGAGTCTTTATACTGAGTGGAATATGCTCCTTCAGAGTATCAAAATCCTCATAGTCAGAACCACCAGTTGCAGCTATGGTATTAGTAATTGATAAACCAGAAGTTACATCAGACATTACTTCTGGTACCTTATCAAATTGGTTAGATGGTATATTACCACTTGAACCATAAGTAAGGTAGTACTGACCTTTTATTTGAGAACCGATGGTTGGTTTTCTACCGAATTTACCATCACCGAATACCAAATACGGTTGGAGTGTACTATCCAATTCTACCTTATACACCCTATCACCAGGACCAGAATAGGCAAAGGTATCCACCAAGGTCCAAGCTTCACCGTCAATGGTAAGTACCATTGATCCCTCTACATACTTCCTATCAGCTGGCAGATCACCCAAGGTTATGATTATATCATGAGAAGTATAAGTTCCCAATTCTACCTCAGCTACAGCCTCCTTCTGTGCAACAGGAACTTTATAAGTATATGTTCCCTTTTCAATGGTTACATTTCTAGTAGTTATCCAAGGTTTACCATCCTTAGAATTAAATACTGTATTCTGTGGTACATTGATATCTACTGGAAATGAGGTCCCATCCTGCATGTATACTGTAAGGTCTACAGAAGATGGTATAGCAGATTTTATATGGTAGTCCACTAGTTTGGCATGTTTATATAGAGATGAATACCTTCTACAAGTTGGTAAGAAAGCTTCTCTTGCCATACCATCTATATAGTAGTGTATAACTTCTGCAATACCTGCAAATATGGATAAAGTGAGTATAAATATATTACCTTCACTCATATCAGTAATCTCTGGAACCCTTTCATTAAGAGATTGAATTAATTTGGCTTTTATGTCATTGTATGACCTTTGAAAAGGGGTAAGCCATGGATTGCTAGTAGACATCTGTGGTTAAGTTGTTTAAGTTATATTGGAAGTTAAACTCTTCTACTTTCTGTGAGTTCTGTACTTTGAAATATATCAGGAGTCGTATTGACTCTTTTGTGGGTTTAAGAGCAAATACTTTTAAGGCTTTGATTCTTGGTTCCCAAGCAGCTATACCATCTTTTACAAAATTCTTAATCATCAGATTAAGTGCACTTGTATTTGGCTCTTCTAAACATTCCCAAGTCCTAGAGCCAAAGTCCTCTTGCCTAAATCTTTGACCAATTTGATATGTAAGTATTGCTGTTAAGTTTTGCTTTATTAAAGCTATATCACCATTTAGAACATACCATCCTATTTTAGGCACTCTTTTTATTTCTGTTTCTTCGGTTGTATATACCATACCAGGCACTGATTCATTAGTATATGATACTTTACAACTTATCATATTCACTGACTTAGTACCAGTAAGCACATCACCCTCATTTTCTGGTAAGAATAGTAAAACTGTTTGGTTTTTCTCTAATTTTACACAGATCACTCCTTTATTAGAATTCAATGGTATATCCCATATATAAGTATATTCACTCATTCTATATACTCTCATAGACATATGAGTGAATGTAGTTTGAGGTTCTAATTCGAATTCTATTTTAATGTATTTACAGTCTTTGTTTACAAAGAATGTCCAGCAAGAACAAGCAGTGTTATTAGAACCACTTAATGTCTTTATTGATTCATACCACCATTTATTACCATCATTCTTGATACCACCCAGTTGTAATTGTAAAGAAGTTGGAATATTAGAATATGGTAAATAACCCTCTATAGCAGCTCCACCAATAGAATTACTTTTAAGAGATTTTCTATCCCCAACTACCACATCATCGGGATAGGTAGATTTTAGGAATTCTTGATCTAAAGTATCTACCTCATCTAAAAAATTCCCATTAGCTATAATGTTCAGATCGGTAGAGTAATCCAAATCATGTGTAACTTTATATCTGACTACAGTTTCTATATATTCTGGTTTACCATCACTACCTATTGATTGTTCTAACTTTATGGGAAAATAAGGCCCACTACCAATTGTGTTGAGTTGATTATAGTTTGCCATTAGTTAGGTTGTTTAATAGTTTCACTTTCTATATCTTCCACCTTAGTCTCGGTTAATTTACTACCAGACCAAGATGCAACAACAGTCTTTAGAGCAGCCCCACCATCCTGAGGAGTTGGTGTCCATGATGTGAAAGCTTGTTTAAGATTGTTTATATCCTGCTCTATTTTGTTTAGTCTCTCTACTGTTGAGGTAGATTCTGGAATACCAACTTCTCCACCCTGCATTATAATACTATTCGCATCGACGTTTATATTACCGTCTAGAGATTTAATAATTATATCTTGCTGAATTATTGCAGTTAATACTCCAGAATCACTTTCATCCAGTATAATTTTATTGCCTTTCGGGGTTATAAATCCCAGTACATTGGGCTTATTCAATTCTGGAGGCATCTCACCTATGGCCCAACCATGATATGACCATAGAGGGTGTCTTGGATCTCCGTTCTCAAATTCTACATATACTATAGAACCTTCCCTTGGTGATAACCATTTGAATCCAGATCCTGGACCCCCTTGTTGATGTTTAGGGTAAGCCCAAACTTCTACTCCTCTCAATATACTTGGTAAGTATACACATACCTTATTCTGAGAGTCTGGATCATAATTAGTTATAACAATTCCTCGATATGTAGAATAGAACCTACCTATTGCCTCTATACCCCTTTGTTGAATTAGTTCATATAAATTCATTGCTCTTTTGGGCTTATATCCCTATCTACTCTAAAATCAGTTCTAGCATCAAATATCTCCCATTTATGAGGATCTGTATCTTGACGTACAACTATTTGTGTACCAATCTTTGGTTTATCTCCAGTCCTATTATACTCCTCTTCCCATATAGATGCCCTATGCTTCCTAGCTTCTGCCTTAATTTTACTTGGTATCTTCCAAGCATCGGTAGTATAAGACTCTTTAGCTATATCATGAGATTTCTGGAATACTTCTTGCATATTAACAGAAGTAGATATCTTATTGATTATGGAGTTTCTTGACTTCTTTTCAAAAGTCACCTCAGTAAAATATCCCCCAGTATCAAAGCTATGTTCAACTTCTTTAGCATACCAATCACCAGAATATTTTTCACCAACATTCTTGATCTCAATAATCTGAGAAGACTCCATTGATGGGTTACCAACAAACTTAGCTTTGGATTTAATCTGGCTATTTACTGATTCTATTATGTCATTAGACATAAACTCTCCAAGGGTAGCAAACAATGGATCAGATACTACTCGTACACCTGGTACTTGTACTTCTAATTCCATTTCTATTAGTACCTTTGAACGATCTGAACCAGGGTAATCATAGGGATAATCTCCATACGGTCTTTCATCTGAAGATCCTTGAATGACTAAGTTTATCTCCTTGTTCTTTTTAAGAGCATTATAACCTTGTCTCCATCTATTTTGCCAATAAGCTTTACTATCCTTTGGAGCATATTGTAATGGATCTACTTGTATCAATACCTTCCTCTTTATGACAAAATAAGATACTTCATCGGGTGGAATAGGTAATTTAGGAGCATCTTCTTCATCTACCTTTATACCTTGTCTTACCTTATTATTGAAGTCTAATAAAGCTTTCTCATATTCATCTAATTTCCTCAAATAAGTTCTCCATTCTGACTCTATCTGAGAATTGTATGCTTTAACCTCTTCTTCAGTTAGTGAGGGATTTGAGGCTATTTGCTGCTTAGCATCCTCTACTGAGTTGTATACAGTACGTGTAGTTTTAACCGTATTTAATTTACGACATACAGAAGATAATGTTTCAAGAGATCCCTTTATTTTAGACATCCTGGTTACATCTCTCTGTATCAATAGTGGAGTAGCTTTATTCCACCTTACATAAGCATCCGGCTTACATGGATCATCATTTGTAGGTACACATTGAACTAAATCAGTTTCTACCGTTTTAGTATCTGGATCCACACTTGAAGCTTTACCAGCCTCTATACTTTGAACATATTTGGTTTGAACTCTGAATTCCAATAGTTCACCAGTACCACCAGCATAAGTATAAGCAAATACGGTTTTACCAGATTGCTTACCGTTATGTATCTCTATCTTATTATCCCGAGTATCCACAAAGTTTGGTCCGCCAGTCATTGACTTGGCTATACCCACTAACTGAGAGTATTTATTCAAGAATGTTGCTGACCCAACTATAACAGTTCCTTCTGCATAAGTAGCTGGTACTGGTCTTAAACTATATCTCTCAGGATTCTGATATGGTTTAGCTAAATTACTTGGACTAAGATCAAGTATCTTTACCCCTACCAATCCATCATCTACTTCCTCAGTATTTTGTATCTTGGTATAACAAGGTAAGCAAGGCTTACTTTTCTCGTTGCTCTGTTTTGCCATCACATGGATTATTATCTCTTATTTCCAAATGTACACCAGCTTTCTCGGAATAATCAATTACTGTAGTTGGCATATTACCCACAGCTAATTCATTGAATACTTCCAAGTAATCGGTTTTATCTCCAACAAATTTAGATGGTTCAGCTTCCAAAAACATCTTTGCATCGGCAAATTCTATTGTAAACCTTACACCATCTGGAGTAAATTCTATCTGATGACTTTTTATATTCACTAGCCTTACAGGACTAGACTTAAAAGAGCTATCACTAAATATCCACCCCCACTGTATTTTCAAGGGCATTTTGAATTGCAGAGATGGATGATCTACTATATCCACAAAGTCAGTTACTATAGTAAACTTACCTTTGTCTCCTTTACCTTCAGTATACTTGTAATTAAAGTTCTCTACCTCCATACCGATTGGCAGGTCATTGAAGATATCCATTATTGGAGATCCTGCACCATCGAATATTGCAAGATATGGTGTACCATTACCATTTAAGAGAACCGGTTTGCTATCCTCCATAGTTTGGTATGATTAACTCCATATCTGCATGAAGGTCCTCAAATGGATTGAGTATATCATTGGCATCAGCAATCACTCCCCAAAATCCAGAATCACCATAGTACTTGAAGGCAATGTTCTGTATGGTTTCTCCTTCAAGTACGGTGTGTATTAGATAATCGGTAGATATAGATGATATATTTCTTTCCAATGAGATATCTCCATCTGGGAACTTTATTACATAACTATCATCATAGGGACTTGTTCCAGGAATAGTTACCATAATTATTTAGTTTTGTGTGCCTATTCTCTCTGTATCAGTATTTTCTAGAGAATCTACTTCCCCACCATCAAGAATTACTCCAGGCGTATATTGCAATTTACTAGATGGAATTATTTCTTCCCAGGTTCTATTGTTTTTAGTTACCCTTTTGAAAGTGAGAGTTTGAGTAGCACAGTTGGGTAATAATTTAAGGTCGTATGGTTGGCTAACAGTATTAGTTATCCTCTGACCAGTATCTGGATCATTATCATATCTTCTCATCATACGAGAAGCATTCTGAAAGTTAGTTAACTCGTATGGAGCTGAAGCCAATATGAAAAGGTCATCTTCAAATAATCCAGAATTTCCCCACTGTATTCTTAAGGTAGGGGGAGAAGATATATACCCATCAGCTCTTGCCCATGATTCCAATAGCCTGCATTTATTGACTACATCATCCCTGTGATCTGCATCTATTGAATACCATGATATATCAAAGGTTATGGTATCTTCTCCACCTGTATAGAAATAGAATGGATTGTTACGACCCATGGATTTAACAGCTGCCCAAGTAGCAGCGGGTTCAACCCTTAACCTATCTGGACGATTCTGTATTACTAAGCTAATTGCGGGTGATACATTTAAGTTAGCTATTACTATATCGTTCTTTATAAGTTCTGATGTTAACTTATTAGCTAAGGTATAATCAATAGATTTAGCTTTTAATATTTTATCTGGGTCTACACCTGATTTCTTAGCTTCTATGATATTTTTATACCAAGGATTTTTAGATTGAGCTGTAGAATATGAACCATTTCTAGCTATATGAGCATTAATGGCATCAGACTCTTTATTTTTTTCATCTGGCTCAGCTTTAGCCATTGGAGAAGTCTTCCTATTAATTAATATAAGAGATCTCCATACCTTATTTATTGGAGATTGAAATATTCTCCCCTGCTCAAGTTCAGCTACCTCTTGAGCCACTTTTCCAACTGGTTTTCCTATCAGTGATGCCATAATTGTTTAGTTTACTCCAGCAGCTACATTTATTTCTGAATCTCTCTCGTTGAGATATTCTTCGAATACCTTTTTACCGTCTATGTTAATGATAGTGGTATTGCCTTTATTCTCTCTCTGATTAAGCTTTTCAGTGTATAATCCAAGAGTCTGTACTAACCACCTCATCTCTTGAACTGTTAACTCTTGTAGATTATCCTTTCTTAAATTATATCCCTCTTTGCTAGCCCTAACGGCAGATGCAAGATCATTAGTTGCTCGGGTATTCTCTTCATTAGAAGCCTGATTACTTTTGATAGCACTGTATATCATTGGTCCAACTATAGATATACCGGTTATGGCTAATCCCAAAGGACCCCCAAATAACCCTACTATTCTAGAACCAAATCCAAGCAGTCCTCTACCAACAGAAACCAATGCACCCCGAGAAGCAGCATTAGCAGCTGCAGCTCCTGCACCAGTACCCATGAGAGTTCTGGTCATCCTACCAGCATTAGTTGTAGTTACCATAGCTGATGGTACTGGAGTCCATCCAGAAGCTCCTCTACCAGTATTAGCATAATACCTACCATTGGCTCCCATTTTTGCTGGAATATTACCATTATAGTAATATCTTGGTAAACCAGCTTCTGCAGCAACCATAGTAGCACTTGCTCCTATACCAGCTTTACGTTGAGCAATGATAGCTCTCTCCATATTAAGGTAAGCTTGGGCAGATATAGTAGCCTGTGACCAACCTCCAATCAATAATCTAACCATTGATCTGAAGGTAACTTGAGTATCACCATTAAGTATTAACCATCTTGCTCTCCAGTTAGCTATCTTATTGGTAATCCATAATACACCAGCACCTATACTTGCTAACCCAGCTATCCAAGGTCCAAATGGAGTTGCCATTAGGTCACGTACTTGAGATATTGCCCAACCTACCATATCAAGGAATCCCATAATGATAGGATTATTTTGTATAGCTTCAGCAAAAGTAGTCATAAGGTTCTCTGCAGCCGATTGAATTATATCAATCTTACCTGCAAGAGTTTCCATACGTTTTGCTACTACTCCTTCGGCAAATCCAGCAGATTGATTTTGTATCTTATCTAGAAGATCAAAGTATCCTTCGGTATCTCTCATTATGGCAACTGCAGCACGCATACCACGTACACCAAAGATACTCTTTAATACTGCATTCTGATCTACAGTTGATAAGTTCTTAGTAGCTTCATTTATTTTACCAAGAATTACACCAAAATCTTGAAGATCTCCGGTAGCATCAACAAAATCTTTTTTACTCAATCCCAGTCTAGCTAAAGCTTTAGCTCCCTTGAAATTTGGATTGGTTATGGACTGAGTTAAGTAGTCTGCCATATTTCTGATAGAAGTACCTGCCATAGAACCTTGTATACCTGCATTACCCAAGGTACCTATCATAGCAGCTACTTGAGGTAACTGTTGTCTCAGAGTTACCATGGATGCTGCGGAATATTTGATAGATTCTGCCAAATCCATCATGGACATATTAGATGCCATAGCAGCTTTAGTAAGCTGGTCACCAACTAATGTAGCAGCTCTTTCACCTTCCAATCCGAAGGTTCTCATTATATTGGTCAGTAAGTCTGCAGTACCTCCTTTACCTCCCAATTCCATTCCTGTAGCATTGGCCATCATTGCAGCACCAGATATCATTTCCTGTATCTGATTTGCATCATTACCAGCCATTGCTAAGTATTTCATACCTGAAGCTATATCTCTTGACATGAACATGGTCCTCAAACCTAATGTCTGGGCAGTTTCTGATAATCCAGACATCTGTTCATTGGTAGCTCCAGAGATAGCTCCCACTGAAGTCATCATATCGATGAAGTCAGCTCCAGTTGTAATTGTAGTAGCTAAGGAAGACACTATATTACTGGCTATACCACCAAACATATTTGTATATGCCTGAACAGCGGTTAAGTTAGCCTGTACAGCATTCTTAGCATCCCGATGTAAACCTCTTATAACAGAGCTGGCTTCTCTTGCTTGGTTAGAAAACCTATCTTGTAAGACAAGAGCTATACCTATCTCTAGTTGTCCTGCAGAAGGACTACCACTTGTAAAAGCCATATAGTTTCAGATTTATAGAACAAAAGAGAGATGACCCTATGTATGGGTCATCTCCTTTTTTAGTTGTTCGTAATATGCTTCGGCAGCTTCTATAAATTTCTTCCTACGCCGCCATGGGAGCTTTGCTAGAGTGTTAAAGTCAATACTAATCTTTGCTCTAACAATATATAAATATACATCTTCTAGTTCTCCCGTGGGTAGAAAAAATTATCTACTGCCATTACTGGTACCATAATACGTTGACCAGTATCTGGGTCCTCTATTTGAGTAGTTCCTGGGAATATTGGATCCATTCCTTTAACAGTGGAACGAATATCCATCATATCCTGAGAGGAAAACATTCTGAAGTTTTTAACGATCTCGTAATTTTCACCTACTTTAAGTTTAAGGTTACGAGCAATTAATTCCTGGTTCTTAGTTCTCTCGTTCATTGGTAAATTCATTACGTATGACTCACCTTCAGCACTGAGTAAATCAAAGCAAAGTTCTTTACCACTCTTAGTTGTAAATGTTATCCCCTTTGACTGTTTTGATACTGGATAAAATGGTATAGCATTCGGTTTTGCTTCCATTTCCTGCATTGTAGGAATTGTACCATAGTCAAAAAGGAACTCTTCTTTAAGATCTACTTCATAATCAATGGTTCTTACTTGACCCTCTGCTGGGCCTTCCCAGTCATACCTGAATTCAAGAGTTTTTCCCAGAGAGAATATACGAGAATTTATCATAATCGTATACCTATCAAGAGATGGCATTTTTTGAACATCATCAGCTGTGAGTAATCTTGTAGCCGTAATATCGGTATCTGTTACAATACCAGCAATAAATTTAGAGATGTTCATAAATGTTTTTGCATCTACTGGGTTTGAGAGAATATCATCATCCTCTCCATTCTGTTCCCGTATGGTTACTTCATAACCACTTGGTAGTTTAAAGGTAAGTTTCTTACCATAAAGTGTTTGATCTTCCATTGTGTTGAGTTGTTAAGTATTCTGAAAAATATAGTATTTTGTAACGAAAAAGGGAGAGTTCATTGCTGAGCTCTCCCTTAGTGATTCACTATTACAGCTTCTCGCAGGTATCTACTGAGAACTCCAAATCCTCCAGAGTGTTATCCGAACTCATTCGGTCTAAGTCCTGTCCGTTTACCTTGCAAGGCCATACTCCGGTACATGTCCAGGAGTTAAGGATAGATACTCCATCCTCGGCCAGCTCATTGATGAGTACCGTTTCCTTATACTGGCTTGGAGTTAAACCCCCACCAAGCAACATATCCTGAACTGACATAAGCCAATCCCATAACCAAGTATCTGACCCAGAAGTAGTTTCCAATTTGGAAGCTGTTAAGTTTCCAACTGATACTCTACCAGCTGTTTTTACATCGTAATTTACATCACCATGTGAAACTTGTTCAATACTTACCTCTGGTATACCAACCTTCTGAAAGAGGAATGCGTTTATGGGATGTTTGACAAATACAATTTGCCATAAGAACTTCTTCCTCGGATTTTTTACTTTAGCTCCTGCCATAGTATTATATCATTTATTTGTTTATTACTGTGCGGATATGGATATCTCACCAGTGCTCTTATTTACCGAAACATCTATGATAACATCCATCTCTATATCCTGCATTGGAACAATTTCCTTATACTTCAGCTGAGCCTTATACTTACCCTGACGAACATCTGCCTCGTTATTAACCTGAAGATCCTCATAGCTCTGTGCATCCTGATCTCCTAACCATGTGTAGGTAGTTATTGCTTTACGATTCTGCAAGTCATCCAGAAGATCCTTTGCTTCGTAGTATATCCTTTTCCACGTTTCAAAAGTATTAGGCTCTTCTATATAGCTCTCCAGAATAGGTCTAAGATTCTTCTTCAGATACAGGTTAAGACGTACTATAGAAATGAACTTCTCTGAATCATCTACTGGATTAGAAGTGAATCCATTCCAAAGCATAGTACGTTGCCCCTGGGTACGAGTGTTCTTTATTACGAACAGGTTCATGTACCACTGAGCAAACTCGTTAAGAGTATCTATATCAGCAGGACCACCCAAGTTCTTCATCACTGGTCCAAGTGCCGAAGCAATTACACCACGGTTCATACCAGAGAAGGAATACCAAGGTCCATAAGTAGAAGCACAAGTTGCATCAAGTCCAGCTACAGAACCTAATACATCGCATTTTTGGAGAGAACCATTTTCGTTGTAGTACTTGATACCACCTCCGAAATATGCTACCTCCTTCTTAGGACCAATGGTCTGAACCATAGTCTTCAGAGCGGTTAATGTTTCATCAACCGTAGCAGGAGTACGGGTTCCGGCTGCATACTTTGGTACCTCTACATAGAGCATATTCTCGAATGTAGTATGTACATCATTAGCTACTTCAGTATATACCTCCATATAACTATCCAGATGCTGATGTATGTGAGAGAGTACTACAGAGTATGCCTCATAGTAAACCTTGCTAGCATTGTAAGCAGAGATCCACTCATCCTTACCCGGATTTGTACCAGCAGTTCCCTCGGAGCATTCCATGTATACATTAGTATCACTTACTTCATCAGCATCAACGGTTCCAGAAGTAATCTTACCGATCATAACGGTAGAATTCCAGTTGGAGAACTGACGGAGTATGGAAACTATGTCTTCCATGGTCTGTATACCAGTTGCCAGAGTTTCCATAGTTCCCTGGCCATCACCTTCTTTTCCCTGAATTGCCTCGAACGTAATGTTTGGAGCATTATCCAAGAAATTCTGTAAAGTATTTACATTGATAGAAGGAGTAGTTACACCGTTAGTAGTATTTGCAGATACCGCTGAGAAGAACAGAGTCTCATTCAGTATACTATCATAAGTTGGTATACTAGTTTTCTCATCCCTTGCACCATACTGAATGATACTTGCACGGAGTGTTGGCTCTGTGGATACATTCAATTTTAAGTAGAAGGGACGATTCAAATTTACCCCAGTATTATCAAGTACCGGAGAACCTGCTTCCCGAGTACGAATAGCCATATTCATTGTAAGGCTATTCTCTGCTCCACTTGGATCAGAAATTACTATGGATATAATTGCTGAACCGCCTGGAACTGAAGTTGATGGTGCACTGAGTGCTGCAGCTGCTGGAGTTACAGCCATTGGTTTTGCCCATCCATAACTAGCTCCCTTACCAGCTACTCTAGATACTCGAACTTTTGCACCCATTTCCAGGGCTTTCATTATGTTCGATACTGAACCATCCGGAACTATCTCCGAACCAAAGATACGAATGAACTGAGATGGGCTTGAAATCAAATCACTTGGGTCTTCGAACGGACCCTTAGTAGTCATAGCTACCATGTTGACTACGCCCAACAGAGGCACACTCGATTGCACGTTCAGGTTCTTAAAGTTGAACCTTACTCTTGGAGTCTGTGGCATATTTAATTATATTAAAGTGTTATTAAGCAATTGGTCCGTCTTTGTAAGCTAATATGGCATTTTTCAATCCATTCTTAAACTGTTCGGTAGTTAACTCTTCCTCAGTAAATCCAAGGTACTGATATAATGAATTAGCAATACCTTCAGAATTTACAATATCAACAAAGGCTTGTGTTAAATTTCTAGTACTTACCTGATAAGTTAATACTGATACTTTTAAGCTCTTTGTTATTGATGCAAAGTATACTGCAGTTCCAGTAGAATCTGCACATCTTAGGTAAGATATTGGCCCAGTTGATCCACCTTCTATTACCAATACACTTGCCTTAAGTATTTGAGATCCTAATACCTCTTCCACTATACCGTTTATAGAAGAATCTTGTATACTTACTCTATATGGTACATCGGGTAAAATTTCATCTTCTATTTTAGATATTGAACCATCTTGAGCTAAATCCAAACTTGTCTTTATACCCTCAGAAGTCATTATTACTGAACTACCACCATCAGTTGGATTCCACCTGCCTACTCCGTATCCATAATCAAGGTTACATAGGAAATGTTCTCCAGCATTAGCTCTCAACTTTTCTAAGTTCCTTTCGCTAACTTCGGCAGAATCACCTATCTCAAGAGTTAATATATGTTCCTCATGAGTAACCTTATCTATATCATCCAGCTGTATTTCCTTTTCTAATGTTACTTGACCATCTGTTAAATCCATGTTACAGTAAATTATCTTACCTGACTGTAATATGGATACACTAGCCGTATCTTGAGAATCTATTCTTAATGTACCGAGATAAGTTCCAAATACTACTTCATAAGAGGTGTGTATTTTATATGGGTCATCTAACTGATATTTGGTTATTTCTGTTAATACAGTCTGAGGATTACTTGGATCAGAGAATATCAGTATATCATCACCGGATAATTTCTTAGCTAAATTAAGCAATAAATAATCCATTTGTTGACCAGAAAATGGGAACTGATAATTCCCAGCTCTAATTCTGATATTTCTATCCATTGTATTAAGGTTAGGATCAGACTCCTTAACCTTATCCAAAAGTATTTTTAATTTTTTGTCCATATTATGGTACTTTTAATGTATAATCGGCATTTTCTAGAAGAACAGAAATATCTCGTATTGGAGTAAGTAACTCCGGTTGAATATTTTTATCTAATAAGCAATCCTGTACTTCAAATTGGTATACTTTTTCCATTAACCCATTATCCAGATCTGGCATATTGTAAAAGTTTACTATCCTAAGGAATATATTTCCTGTGAATAGAAACTTAGGTTCATCGTAGGGTTTTAAGTAACCTCTTTGAGGTACAGACCAGAACATAATTTGGTGCAACAATCTCATATGTTCTGAAGAATGAGCACATAATCTTATGTTCATATATTGTGATAGGGATTCATAAGGTACTTCTGTTGCTGTGTAACCTATACCCTCTTCTTTCTGGGTTATTTTTCTTGGTAGTCCTATGTCTCCTGGATAAAATCCTTCTGAATCAACTACTATTCTTGGGGTTTCTTTTATACCTCTTGAATGGTTATTACCAACTCCGAATATACATATATAGAAACCCTTGTCATCTTTTATCTTTTTAAGATCTTCCTTAAACCTTTCAGCATTTTCTGCACTTGTTGGAAGATAGTCTTCTGGGTTTATAGTGTAGCCCAATTCAATGGCCATATTCAATAGAGCCATGTATATGGACCTCTCTATAATTTCCTGAGAATTTACCATTTTACTTGATTGGGTCTTACACCATATTTTTGAAGTTCTCTACGTATCTCTGTTAGTATAAGTTGTTTTAACCTATTCTTACCACCAACAGCTTTAAGAGACGGTGACCACACTGGTCTTGATGGAATCCTACCATCGTTGGATCCAAATTCTAATATTCTGGCTAACTGATTTAATGTTAAACCTTTCTGAGATGATCTTCTTGTTCCAATTGGTAATCCTATCAGAACTCTAGATTTATACCTATATAACCCAACTGACCTTGAATAAAGGCCAGTCAGGTTATAAATAGGATGTTGTCCCCACCTTTGGATAGTAGCTGGGGATAGCGGTTGCCATGTTACTCCACCACCAACAGGTGGTATACCCAAAGTTAATGACTTCTTTACTATTGCAAGTAGGTTTCTTGAGAACTTATAAACGGCTCTATCATACCCTATTTGCATACTTTGACCAAGGTTACTTACTAAAGCTTCAACAGTTTGCCATTCACCGTTTAACTTTACTTGAAGAACCAGGTCAGATATTTTAGGTAGAGTGATATTAACCGTTCTTGCCATTGTTAAAAATGTTTATCGTAAAAAGCTTTCAGTTCAGAGTAAGCAGTCCTTATAATACCATCCTTGTGATAATGGAACTCTCCAGCATAACCATCGATTCCCCCGAGTTTGTTAGCCCATCTCTCTGTCCAAAAGTCATAATAGTTATGAGCACTGTTATGGAACATACAATGTAGTCCACTACATAAACCAACTGTGGGTAAATATAATGGGCCTAATATTCGGGATTGAATACAATGACCAAATTCATGGTCATATACTGGTTCCTTTAATCCGGTCTTCTCTGAAAGGAAGATATAATTTCCTAAACTTACACCACCATTCATTGTAGTGGCTACATAGAAAGCAGTGCTTCTTTGTTTTAGGATTCTTTTCTCTCCTTTCAGAATTATTCTATAAATAAGTCCGGCCAGGTTTTGGGGTAGTTGCCAAATATACAAAAGGATATGCACCAGAGTATGCAAGAACTTACCAAACTTAGTTTTATGTTGATGTTCTTTTAAGATACTGGACATTGCCTATTCTTTCTTAATGGCTGCCTTTATTTTGAGATAATGAGCAAAATATCCGGCAATGAAATACACTATCGGATATAAAATGAGCAAGAATGCTACCAGTCCGTTGTCCAGCCATCTCCAAATACAAGAGAAGATTATTACGGAAGCTATTAGCAATGCTACGTACAGCCATCCAAGTTTTGATATTTTCATAATACTTTTATTTTAGAAAATGTATACTCCTCCATCGTAGAAGTTAAATAACTCTGATTTATTTACAGACCCAGTGATAACTAAGTAATATACATTGTTATCACTATTAGGTACGTTAGTAAACTCTGTAGAAGAACCAACTATTACATCTCCATCTTCATAAGTCACACTCTTTAATAATTGGGTTCTTGCCCTATTATAGATGAATATTGTAGTTTCTGTACCGGGTGAACGGGGAGAAATACCTACAGTAAAATTAATGTCAACTTTTGATGGAGTTGGGAGTACTACACCAGCACTGGTTACATACTTTAAATACATAACCACTTTTTTGTTAGTATCCATACCAACTAGGGTCTCACCAATATTATCCTTTGTATCGGATTTAAATGTTATCTCACCAATCTTACCGTTATATTTCTCGTAGAACTCTACTACTGCATTACAATCCTCGAAAGTACCTTTTGTACTGGGTCCTAAATTTACTTCCAAGTCATAAGGGTATGGCTCATCTCTTTTTAAATCCATACCTATGAAACTTGTTGTGTATAAATCCTCCATACTAAATCCATAGAATGGATCTTGGATACTACCTGTTGGGAAGGTATGAGCAATAGATTTAGAAGTTAATACTCCATCAAGTAAACCTATTCTATAAATTAAAGTATCACCAAAGTTAACTTTTGTAGTACCACTTATAGTGTTAGTATCATAATGATCTTTATCTACATTTAACCCACCTAAGAATGTATCAGTAGCAGTACCGTATTTCCTTAAATAAACTCTAATGTTTAATACCCAGTTATTTTCTGACTTAACTGATATCATAGGGGTTATATTCCCCTCGGATAATAACCTGCTAGTAATTACATAAGGATCATTACTAAATGGTACATTTACAGTTCTTGAAGTTAATGGGTTTTCTGGGTTACCCTGTATTATGGATAATCCCATACCAGAATTATTCTCGAACTGGTATGTAAGAGTTTTTGGCACTGTTTTACTTGTACCATTCTGTGAAGCAAAAAAAGCAGTAAGCATCCTACTTATAGTTTGTAACGTTTACAAATGCTCTAAAGGTTATATTAGTAATCGACGACGTTGTAGGCACAAAGTGAATAGTATATACCTTTCTACCAGATGTAGCAGTAAATCCATCAACACCATCTGCTTTATATACTATACCTACTTGATCAGCAAACTGTACAGTAACACCATATGGAACGTCTATTACAGCATCACGGAATGGACCATTCTTTACTTGTGCAGTAAGCAAACTTGGAACTTGTACTTTCAGGGTTCCAGAGGTTAAATTAGTAGTTAAGTTCTCCCCTGGGATAATAGTTCTGTAACCCGAGGGGAACACCGTCAGCACAGCATCGTTCGGCTTGACGTATGCCTTCGTAGCGAAATTAGATATACCTGCCATATCGAGCATACCCGTTTCACTACCGTCGTTCTCTATACTGCTTATTATCTCTTGATCGGACGAGTAGTTACCCACCCACTCCATGACGTAACTCTGGTCAATAAGGTAGGTGTGTATCGTGGAGCCTCCGCTGAACAGGAACACCGAGTAGTCCGACGACGACGAATCATTCGCTATGATCGCTATTTTACCACCAGCGCACACAACGCGGAATCCTAAGTTCAGACCGTCAGAGGTAATTCTAACACCAATTCGGTATAGAAGTCCATTAACTAATTCCTGTAAATTATTAGCTGCAGTTGGATCCCACGTACTTGAGGTATTTTCATCGAATAAAGTTGGTGCTTCTACTAAAACTTTTTCTGCAGCCAAAGACTCTATTGGCGTAGGCTCCGAACCACCGGTACCTATACCGGCTACTTTCAACCATTCTCCTGTCAACACATCCAGTATATACGAATCATCCGTGGGGTTGCTTTCAATGTGACGCCCCTGTTTCTGGTACAGCGTAATATACTCCCCGTTGGCATGCTCCATGTTCACCAGCATCGTGTACGTTCTCCCGTAGTAGCTGTTATACCACGTGACTCCGTAGTAGCACTGAGCCTGCGAACCGGTGCCTCCGATAACATAGGAGGCGGTAAGTTGTCTGAAACAAGCGTTCGGCTGGTGATACCCCGAGTTGTAGATCATCTGCTTTACGAAGGCGTCCGTCTTCAAGTCCGTTAAACTCGGAAACGCGAATTGACCCGGCAGCGTTATCGGTTTGTCGGAAGTAGCTGCTATTACGTCTGACGTATAAATTGTTCCCTGACGGTTCAGTGACCACGATTTAGTCCACGTCGACAGCACATCCTGAATGAACTCACTGTCCACTGATTTTTGTGTAGTCACATTACCGGCTTTTTGGTACATACCGACTGGAATAGAACTCCCTCCGATACCGAACAACACCGTAAACGTCTTACTCTGTCCAGAATTGTAAAAAGCGACTCCCCAGTATGTTTCAGACTTATTGTTTACTCCCGTCAAGAAACGGAAATTGGTGTTCGCCCCGCGGAAACCCAGTGCATACAAAATCCGCTCTATGGTCGTAGTCAGCAATACCTCGCTCCCCTGTACCGGAGCCAAGAACTGTGTGTTTGTTCCGTATGTCTGTTTCAGAAGAGCGTCAAAATCTACCGTCCCTAATTTAGTCCACTCTTTACCCTTTATTATATTCGTAACAAAATTGTCATCTATCGGAGAGTCGGTAACGTAGTTTCCTTGTCTCTGAAAGAAGGTAATCGGAACGCTATTATTCTCGAATCCGAAAAATACAGCATACGTCCTGGTATAGTACGCATCATAGAATACTATTCCGAAATATTCTTGCTTATCTGTGCTACTCGGAATAGTTGCTGATCCACAGACAAAACGAAAGAAGCTGTCTGCTCTAGAACCTGTATTGTAAAATAGTTGTCCTATTAATGAGATTAATGTTTTTCTATTAGTTGTATCCCCCTTTGCATACTGAGTAGCATACGATAATATAGCTCCTATTAATCCACCAGAATTCATAAGAGCATTTTTCCATATAAATTTCTGAGTATCAGATACCTGAATCTGTTCGTTACCATCAGGGTTTACTTTCTCAGTGAGAGAATTTATATCTACAAACTTTGACATATCTATTGATTATTTTTAGTATCTTTCCAACCAGCTTTAGTTTGTGAAGTACCAAATGTAGCCACAGTATTATTAAACATAGCAACTACTAAACTATCGGTCTTTTGGATTACTGTTAAATAAGCTTCGGCTTGTAATGCAGTTACTACATTTGAAGTTGTAGTTCTAAATACTATAGTTTTCCTCCTTTCTACTCCGGTTTGATTAATATCGGAAGTTATTAATGATTCTGAACTCCCTTCAACTCCGGTATAATCTATGTAAAAATTATCACCCGAGCCATCACCCCATGGTATAGTAACTTTTGCCATACTTTAAGTATTAAATTTGGGGTATAGTAGAGATATCCCACCCTACTATACCAAAACTCCGTATCTTTACGATTTGGGAGTAACAGTGAATGTGGTGTTGGTATCCACCGTAACCTGAACTGCAGAACCATCCTGAGGTACATCGATCTCTGTCGGTGTAACTTCGATAAATGGATCACCAGCAGTCTGATTCAGTGTAGCCGTAGCCTTCTGTCCACCAGCAGCAGTAGCAATAATCTGCTGAGTTCTGGCTTCAATTGTTTCGTTTGCTGCTGCAGTCAAAGTAACACTAAAAGTGTACTTAGCTTTAGCACCGGGGTCACCAGTTATTGCAATACCACTAGTTGCAGAAGCTCCGTTTGCAGTAAATTTGATTGCAGAAATATCTGCACCTATGACATCACCAGCACCTTTTGAAAAGGTAATCTTGGTAGTATTGGATTTACCAGTTAATGTTACACTACCACCACCCTTATCAACTGCTGGGCTAGCATTATCAAACTCAATGAACTCTGCAGCTGGGAGATGGTTAGCAACAAATTGCTTCTTCTCAGCTACACCGGAACCCTCTACTTCAAAAGTGGCAGTCTGAGCTAAACGGTTACCACGGTTAGCAACTTCTGCCTTTACCTGTAAAATGGTATCACCAGAACCAGTAGAAGGACTAACAACTACACCGTTCCGTTTTACTTCAGCCATTTTTTTTTTTAATTTTTTTCATTTTGGTCTAACTCTAAATGTAGTATTCGTCTTTACGGTAGTTTCATCCTCGTAATTATTCATTTCGTTTAGTTCAAGGATGTACTTGGTCAACTCAAGGTACTTGCCTACATTTTCCATGTAATTAAGTATCTTTTTCGTCTCTTCAGGAGTCTCTCTCTTCAATACTACAAAGAATAACAAAGCCTCATCATGTGCTTGAGCAACTTGAGTATCACCAGATGGAGAATATACTTTACCATTGATTACAAACTTATCCTGTGCCCAGTCAAAGTCCCAGTAACCATCTTTGGTTAAATGTCCATTCTCTGCTAATGACCTCTTGGTTACGTATAGCACAATATTGATACCGTCTAATTCACCTGATACGGTTTCTTTTAATGAAGGCCAAGTTCTTATGTAGTTATATTGGATTAAGCCATCCAATAGATACGGTTCATAGTTGTTTCCAGTATCTTCACCGTAAGATAACATCTGGTCAAATCTCTTCAACCAGATTAGAGGTTGCTTCCCTGCATCCACTTCAACAAAGTCATTTACTATGGCTTTGTATCTATCCCATACTCCATTAGTAATCCTTTTCCTTCGTGCCATACCCTACTTCTTTACTGGGAAGCCGGGGTCTGGGCCATCTAATGGACCTGGCCTCCGGTGATTAACTACTTTTGGAACTACTACCTTCTTCACTGTTCTGCAAATAGGTAGATATATGGAAAGTCTTTCAGCAAGCATACACAGGTTTTGTTTGAGTATATCAATAACTCCACCTGGTTGCATTGCTTTTATAACATTGGATGAGGTTTTAGATTCTGAGTCTGTATCGTTGAAGAATTCTACCTCAGTTGGACCTGTTTGTATTCGTTTAACCTCACCTGAACCTCTACTTGATTCAGAAGATTCTGATTCAGAACTAGAGGTTGAGTTACTATCTTTAACCGATTCTGCAGTAGCACCAACCATTAATGAGATTTGTACAACCATATAATCATAGGCTGCCAATTCCATAATTAGCTGGTTTTCTAGAGCTTCATAATACAACTCATTATTAAATTCCTCTATTGGAATCTCATGATTTACTAGCGGCTGAATATACAGCTGCCATTTTTCAATGAATTGCTGCTTCTCTTTAAGAGAAACCTTACCGAAGATATCCTCAGGAATATAAGTGTCTATCAGCTCATAGATACTGCCAGGCAACTGGGTATTTACTTGATCACTAACTCCGATTACATTGGTTTTGGAAAGATTCTCTCCACCATAGTTATTTGTTATTGTTACCTTGACAACATAGTCGCCAGGATTTTCATAAAGATGGGAAGCAGTTACCACACCTACATGTGATTCTGTCTTCCCATCACCAAATACCCATGTTACCGTGAAATCATGAGGTAGCTCATCAGCGAATGCCCTGAACCTTGCATTTAGTCCAACTACGGTAGATAAAAAATCCACCGTTTTCATATATTACTCGTCTTCTCCGCTGTTAAACTCATCTAAAATGGCATTTACCAAGTCAAGCTTAGTATCACCATCTTCTGGTTCAATATCTAAAGAGATAGCCAAAGCTTTCAGCTCTTCTCCATTGAACTGATCCTTTATTTTTTCTGGAGCTTCGCCTGCCTCTATAAGACCAATGAACTTATCTTTAAGAGCTTCTGTGTCCACTTCTTTCTTTGAATCAGCTTTCTTCTTAGGATTAACTTCTTCTGTCTTGACTTTAACTTCTTCTGCCTTAGCTTCTATAAGGTAACCATTTGCAATAGCTGCTCGGATTACCCGGGAATTAAACTGATTCTCGGTTATCTCAACAACATCCTTGCGAAGTACCTTAATCTTAGAAGCCTGATCATAGAAGATACTTGCCTTTGGATTAAGTTTTATGTATTTTGCCATAGTTAAATGGATTAAAGGAGGGAGTATATACTCCCTCCTTATATTGTTAAGTGGTTTAATTATTCGAGGATGCCTTTCAGGTAATTATCTACATCCATGTAATCAGGGAATCCATTGGTAGAGAATTCCTTAGTTGCATCTATGAGGATAGAAGCATCCTGATACATCTTCGAGAAACCAGTAGTTAACGAAGCATAAATAGCCTCTGTCTGGTTCGATACTATACGTTCAGACTCAAGCATAAGCTGCTTAGCAGTCAACTTAATCATGGCAGCCGATGGATCTACAAGCATTACCTCATTTTCTGGAGTTCCACCGTGAATATAGAAGTCTGCCGAATTTGGAACTGGAGTCTTCAGGTTCAATCTAGCATCAGTAGTACCCGACGAACGTAACTTGAATTCAGTCAGATCAAGCAGATCAAGTGCCTGCTCTTCACCACCGATAATAGTACGGAACTGACGACCAAGGCGAGATGCACGAATCCATACCCGGAGAAGGTCACGATACTGTATACCATTCTGAATATCACCTACACCGATAACAGGAGCCGATTCAGAACCATCAAGTTTGTTACCCTTTACGAGTACATCCATTGCCAGAGCATCCATTGCATAACCAAGCTGAACACCGAAGTCACGAAGGAAGATGGCCATTACATCCATGGATACATAGCTACGTACCTCATCGGTTACCTTGAATCCCTTACCGATCTTGAAAAGGTTTACCGACTTCTGTCCGAAGGATACAGTACCCAGAGGAATTGTCTCTGCCTCGTTAACTCGTGCAGGATTAGCATCCGACATATTTACCAGAGGCATGATAGCCGTTAGCCCATTAATAGGCTGATCAGATGCAATGATGTTCGGATAGAAAGGTGCCTCACGCATTCCAAGATAGATTGCCTCACGTACAATCTCAGGAACAAGCCAACGCAGCTCAGGATTAGGCATGGAGTAAATATTCTCCATCGTATCAACTTTCGGGTTGAAACCGATAGCCTTGAAATAATCCTCCTGAGTGAGACCGTATTTCTCCTGGAGCATATCACCCAGATGAATATCCACTGGGAGACTCTTGTTGCTTCCCTGACGGAAGCCATCCATGTTCTTTACAATTTCGGGAAGCTCCTTTAAGTACTGCTCCCGAGTTAAGGTTTTTTCTGCCATATTTAGTAATGTTATTTTCTGTTATTTTACCAGGATTTGAATCAGATCACCAACCTCAGCTACGTTGATAGCTATGAACTTAGTCTCTGCATTTGCATCGGAGGGCTGGAAGTTTGTATACGTTCCGCTTTCATCCAAAGTTCCATCGGTCTTAACATAACCAGTGGTGGTAAGCTCTGCCTTAGCTATACCGTGTATAATTGCAAAGGCTTCTACCATTACAGTTACTTCTACACCAGCTGCATTTGCAGGATATGCAGGATATTTACTGTAGTTAACAGCAATACCGAGATACATATCACCAGCTGCCCCAGTATACGGAGAGATAGTTCCATCGTCATTAAGTTTTACCGGTTGACCCTGAACGATGGTATCGCCACTCTTTACCGGAAATGCCTGATGAAGCTTGTGCGATTCACTTTTGTAAATCACAGCCTGTTGGGTCCGTCCACCCACTTTGTGTAAGTCTGCCATAATTTAACTTGATATTTTAGTTGTTTGTTATTTCTTTTCTCCCCGAAGTTTACGATCTGCCAAAGTTAAAGCTATATCACGAGTAGATTTCGGTGCCTTATTCTTTTCCTCATCATCTTCGGGATTAATAGATGATGCTCGGCCAACATCATGAGAACCGCAGTTATTGCAATGCATGGGGAATTTCTCTTCCAGCTGTGCATCATAAGTCTTACGCAGAGCTTTGAGAGTCTCCAAAGTTGTTCCTTCATTCTCGAGTAAAGCCAGGATATTCTGGTCTACCTTATCCTCACCAGAAACTTTTTTATATGCTGCCACCGTTTCCTCACGATATGATTTAATGTGGCAATCCCAATTCTCTTTAGCCTCCTTATAAGAATTAAGGTCTTTTTCGAGATTGGTCTTTTCCTCGGTAAGTTTTTCAATTTCCTCATCCTTCGCCTTCACAGCATCAGCGAAGTCCTTGTTCTGCTGTACCAGAGTCTTAATCTGGGTGAGAGCCAGCTCTGTCGAAACTTCCTGACCTTCAGAAAGGGTCAAAAGATTTTCACCAAAGAGGCTCGCAAGCATCTGCTGCAATTCTTTGTCCATGTTTGTTTTATTATTTTGGTTATTATGGTTACCCTTTCCGGCACCCTTTTCATTATTAGATTTACTGGTATTGTACTTTATATCTTTTTCTGAAAGCACCTTGAAGTCGAATAGAGATACCCTCTTTGCTGGGTCGTTTGCTTCGGCAGCCTTCTCTTCAGAGAAAGAATAATACTGACTACCAGCATAAGCAGGGCTATTTAACCTACCGCTCTTAAGAAGTTGAGCAAATGGATCAGCACCATGCCATACAAGAGATGTCTCTTTGTAAGAAATAATCTTGGTAGCTACCCTACGTATTAGTTCTCCATTTTCTGTGTATGTACCGAGTCTATAGTAAAACTCACTAATATCTTCGAATTTATGAGATGGTTCCCATACAAACTCTACAGTTACTGAATTTGAATGTATAGATGGTGGATCCATCTGTATACCTCTTGCTATACGAGGATTAGATAATCCATCTATCTTCATTATACCATTTATACCAGCAGGTATTACTACTCCAGTCTTTTCATCTTTGTAAGCATCTTGCCACTCAACGGATTTAACTGATCCTATAGCATTAGCTACATCAGTCTCATGATCAAGATTTACCGATTGACCTACTAATAATGGCATGGATTCTTTTAATACATCCTCAGGAAATTCAGTTGGGTTATACTTCTTAGCTACTATAGCTGCAGAAAGCATTCTAAACATAGGTTCTATGAAGTCACTATCCTTTGGCTTCAGCATATCTGCAGTTACATTTGGCATGAACTGATTTACATTCAAAGTTCCACCAAACATACCGAACCTTTCTAATGACTTCTTAGGATCATCTCTAAAATTGCTAGTTCCTTTGTAAAAATTTTCAGAAAGAGAGTGAGCGTCTATAACTATATCTGGTACATCTGATACCATCAAGCTATGTGCTGCACTTAACACCATTACATCGGTGTTTTGTTTTTCAATAGGTGGCATAATTTATCTCGGTTTACTATCTTGATCACCTCTTCTTGGGTTTGGGTTATTTTTGTCCCTGCCCTTACGATCTGACCTTTCTTTATCGTCTTTTCTATCCTTTTTCTTCTTACCAGTATCTGTATCACCAGTACCGGATGAATCATCTGAATCTACTGGTGTACGGGGTTCTGGTAGATCAGGAGCTTCATACCCCATATCACGTGCAAATTGATCCTGGCTTATGATACCCTGATTGTAAAGTGTTATATTTACACGAGCCCTATATTCCCTTGCTTGCTGTAACTTAATGTCATCAGAAACTGTTGAAGTTCCAAATTGAATTGTTATTCCCTTGTTATTAAATCCAGCCAGACGCAGTTCTAGAGAATAAAAGAATTCCAATACAAATATTACAAGTGTTTGGATATTCTTTAACTGGGATATCATCTTTGACAGCTGTATACCAGCCCCTCCTTCTGTTCCAGCTTGAGATGCTGATACTCCTATGATAGAACCATTTACCCCCAACCCATTAGCAACAGACTGCTGGTTCATATTCCACGGGAGATTTATGTTCTGCATAGAAGCTGATGTTGACTTCAGGTCGAATTCATGATCATCAATATAACCAACTACAACTCCATCTGACATACCACTAACTATGTTAGTCTTCATCTTACGGAGTGTACTGTTTAGACGACCTTGATAAGCTTTTTCACTTTCACCAGCAGTACGAGGAGGTTTAGCCATCTTTGCCTCTAAGAATCCAACCATACCCATGATCTCCATGATATGTTTGAAATTCTTTCTCATAGTATGCTGACCAGCTATAGAGTCTAATGCAGACATAAATGGAGGTACTCCATACGGTTCATCAGTATCATTGTACATCCCAACATAACAATATGTTTCTGTATTAAGTCTGATGAATGTATCCTTTACTCCATCTACTATCCTTGGATTCCTCTGATATGGATGATATACTCCATTGTTCTCTCTCTTAAACCTTATAGTTTCTGGTTTAATGAATAGTATTGTCTCTAATCCAGTCAACTCTTTGTTTGGTACACCCTCTACTGATATTGCACCACCAACTAAAAGTTGAACAATGAACTTGTTTACCAATCCGTCTATACCAGCTGTATATCTTGACCACTTCTTAGATACCTCTCTAAGATGATTTCTCATCTTAGTTGATTCTTCTGCGGTATTGTTTGGGAAGTCTATAGTATGGCCAGTATTTGACAGCTTGAACATGTCTTGCAGTGCAATACTGACATCTGGGTTTACTTTGTATAAATCCCGAATAATTGGTATTAGTTCTGTTCTGAAGGTTGGAGTAACTAAGTTAGTAATACCATTTAGAGTTGTAATTAACTCAGAATTTCCCACACCATCATCTGGTTGGGAAACTCTTCCTGGACTTATAGAACCCTTTCCTTCATCTTTGTTCTTTGATTCTTTGGGCTTTGACCTTGTGAACCAACTGATAGGATTAAGTTTCATGTTATGTAAATTTGTTTATGTTCTACTGAGGAATAACCACAGTTGATGATGCACTATGACATCTGATGTGATTTGTTATGGCTTTACCGAATATGGAGTCATCGGAATATGTTTCACCCTCTAAGTCAATATCCATAGATGAGGTACTCATTCTATGTTTACCTCGGGCAATAGGTCTTCCTGCACCATCATATATGAAGGTATAAGCCTCTTGAACAAAGAACGGATCTTTAATTACCACATTGTTTTCCCTTATATCCTTTTCAAGATTCTCTACAATTACTGACCTATTCTTTGCGGTTGTTAACCAACCCGGGAACTTCTCTTCTTCTGGACGACTGTGACGTTTCTTCCTTAACAATTTAGTATAGAAGTATAGGTTTGGATAACCTTCATCTTGGAGTATAGTTGTTACAGCCATACCAACATCATTAGTCTCTGGAGCTAGCTTAGCAAAGTTATACTTTTCTCCGATATCACCAAGTAAACGAGCATATTTGTTCAAAGGTATTCTACCCTTGTATACTGCAGACTCTTCTCCATCTCTATCCATACAAGTAAAAGCTGAGTAGTCAGTACCTCTACCAGTTGCACAGTCACCACCAATGAAATACTCTTTGTTTGGATCAGGCTCATTGAATTCCTTATACTGACCTTTCAAACGTGTATTGATAATGGGATAGTCAGATAAGCACTCTTCTATAGCCTTAATATCAACTAAATCAAATACTGTATTACCAGATGATAGGAAGTCACCATCAATCTCCTGAGCAGTTCTCTTTGGACCAAGAGCAGTAGACATCTCCTCATACCACTTCTGATCTCTATCAGGGTGCATCTGCCAATAGAGTCTGATGGGATTAAGCGGGTTACCACCAGCTATAGCATCTACCCAAGCACCGTGGAAGAAGTTCCCGACGCCGTAAGGCGTGTTATGAGACACGTAGTCTTCGTTGATTAGGTAAGATTCATCGTTTTCAACGCAAATGTCATAAATGGTATCGTAATACTTTCTAACTACTTTCAGCTTAGAAAGATAGATACTTGTACCACGTTTACCAGATACAATACGTTGAATATAAGACTTATTCAGTTTAACCTCAAACTTATTCTCAATCTCCTGAGATATCTTCTCCAACACTCCATAGTAGTAACCAAGTTCCTGATAACGGTATCTTATGTAAGCCACCACTCTTAAGTCGTAGTTGAATCCTCCTTTTAGTTTAGACCCAAGCTTCATTCCATAAGAATGTTTCGCAGCTTTTTGACCGTTCTCAGCTACTGTAACTATCTGGAGATTGGTTACATAATTGTCTGAAGGATTGTTGTTAATGTGGTCAACTACACACCCATCTGGAATTTCTCCTAAGAATACTTTAGCTACCAAATTGTGGACACATATCTTTTTCTTTTGACCATTATTCCACAGACTTATATTTAGATATTTTTCTCGGTTAGTACATGGTTTTGGTAATTTTTCTACCCTCGTTCCATTCTTTACAATGAAGATTCTTCCCCAGTTGGAGACTTCATAGTTTGGATAACCAGGTATGGGTTTGCATATCTCTTTCTTGGGTTTTACGGTTACTGGATTCTGCTCCAGACCGCTTATACCAGTATGATAGAAGATAGCAGGTATATCTCGTTTGATTATCTCTGAAACAGGTAACCAACCTTCAAGAGTATACAACTTATGTTTTGGAGTACATTTAATAACCCTACCTTGCTCATTGTGAACTTCCCAAGTTTTCAGTACACCCTTATTTACAGAACCAAGTACTCTCTGCCACTTTCCAGTATGTGATAATACTCTCAGTCCAAGATGTGATATATCCATCTTACCAAAAGTTTTGGGACAAATAGAATCTACTCTGAATGGCCCATCTTTACCTATAATTTGAGTATCACCAGTAATACATGAATTTACAATTGCAGCACCACCAGTTGATAGTGTTGGAAAGGCGGATGCCCAAATAGTTGAAGCCCATCTTACAATTGCTGCCTCATCAATTACCAACAACGACAAAGATTCAGAACGACCTGCTTGATCTGATGTTGGTATAGACTCAATTATGGAGCCATTTGCAAATTCTATTGTTGATACAGAACCAAATTCTCCAGTACGACCGTTTATAATGGGTTCTTGTAGATATGAAGGAAGATTCTTGTACATAAACTTGATCTTCTTCAGTACCTTCTTTGCTACAGTATCTTTGATCGAGATGATGTTTATCTTCTTGTTTGGGTGATACATTGCTAACCATAGGCAATACATAGATATCAACTCTGTAATACCAGCCTGACGGAATTTAAGGATGATATTGAACCTGTTCAGCATGAATTGGTATAGTACTGCTTTCTGAAATGGATATAGCAAGAACTTAACCATACCCAACACAGGGTTGATAACATAGCAGAAAGTAGAAAAGAAGAATGGATCCTTCATCACACGGACCAAGGTCTTAAGTTGTTCCGGTGTAATATTTGTATCTCCTTCTAGTAATGTCTTCTTTCTTGCCATATCAAAAACTGTATGAAACTCTTATGTAAGGATCAAGTGATAAATTGTCCCTGAGTTTGGGATAATAGTTGAAATTCAACCCGGCCTCATAATTAAATTTACTGGTATTGTACTTCAAGCCTAAATCCAGATCATGCATGTTATGTACCGGTCTGATGGTATATTGTACGACTGGATCAAACCTTTTTATGAGTGACGTTTTCTTATTGGTTAACTTCCCATCCGAATAGTTGTACTGATAACGATCATAATTTACCTGATACTCTTCAGTAAATAGTTTGCAGTCTGTATTGAAGGTAGTGATTGACAGTTTATCTCTACTGGAAAGTATCTGCAGTAGTTTTGGAGCTTGTGGATAGTTAGTTAAGAACAACTCATTGTATTCAACCTTCACTGAATCTTTCTGTATGATGGTAACTACTCTATCAACATACTCTATTCGTTCAATTGGTACTGAATCTATCTGATAGAAAAATACCATGTTGGGCAATTGCATTTTTGGAAACTCTACCTTTGGAACAAAGGGTTTATTAACCCAAACTGTATCTGGTTGATGGTTGATATTTTCCAAGTCATGCCTTAACTCTGAATTCTGATCCCACATCCAGAATATAGTTAAGGTCATAAGTATGAAGGCTATGGTTAAGATTACATTTTTCATGTGATTGAGATTTTATGAAACCATTAAGGGGGGATTATAGGGGGGATTAAAGAAGTAAGTCTTAATCTAGAAAGAATAAGAATACTACTATAGAACAAAGTATATGTTTATATAGCTTTAGCTATATAAACTTCTATTAGTATTTTAGTATACTAAAATACTAATAGA